TGACGGAAGAGGAGGCTGCCTTCTTCGCCCCCACCAACAGGAGGATGAGGAGGAGTGGAAGGCCGATGACCGCGACGGTCAGGGCCATGCCCGCCAAGAAGATGACGATGCTGTACTGGATCGGCCACACGACCAGGAGAAGCAGCGCCCACGGGGCGACGAGGCCCCAGTCAATGCTCTTCAGGGTGCGGGAAGCGGACTCGGTGCGGCTGGTGGTGTTCTCCACGGCTCTCTCCGTTCTGGGCTCTCTTTACGGGTAGATCCTCTGTTGAGGACCCTCACTACGATTTCTGGCACTTCCTAGTATACTACGTCTCAGCAAGATCCGCTACGAACAGAGAAACCCGGAAGGACGAGAACATGACAGAGAAGACCGAGCGAGCGATCCGCAAGTCCCGCGTCTCCGCTGAGAACACCGAGTGGTACAACGCCGCGCTGACGGCCCTCGGGTACCTAGCCCGGACTCAGCCAGAGATCATCGCAGATGACGTGTGGGACGTTATCAGCAACCAGCACGACTTCCCCGCAGAGCCCCGAGTCATGGGTGCGGTGATGCGATACGGTAAGACCCTCGGGTTCATCGAGCCCACGAGTGAGTTCCGCCTGTCTGCTCCCAGGGAGTGGAGCCACACCACCCCTCGACGGGTTTGGCGCTCAAAGGTGTACTCTAGTACCAAGTAGGACTCTGCTAGGAGAGCCGCAAAGATGAGACGATCTCGGGGGAGAATGACCCCAGACAAAGGGAAACCCCTCCGGGGAGAGCAGACCGGAGGGGCACCCCGCGACCCCCGCCCATGCCATAACGAGGGCCGCTAACCCGTAAGGAGCGGCACTAGCCCCAGGAGAGAGGTCTAGCACATGACTAACTATACCACACTACAGCCCGATCACTCGGGTAGTGCCCCAGAAACCCTGGGCAGGGACCTCTTTGCCCGAGGAGTGGGGAGTGGCGCTCTGAGGCTCTCAGAAGGCCCTCAGAGGCCCGCAGAGTCGCGGGGGGTACTGGGACCCCAGGAAGCCACCCAGAAGCCGCTAGGACCAGGACCATGGAGCCGGGAGGATGTGTTCTCGGTCTCTGGGGTAGCGGCAGCGTGCTCTCGGTGTGAGGCCACGGGCACCTCGAACGGAGGCCCCTGCAAGATCTGCGCCGGGAAGGGACATTGGCCTCTCCTGTCCTGGGACAACAACACGGGCCTATCTCGTCGCTACGAGATGATCCGAAAGAGCCAGGACCCAGAGATGTCGCTCCTGGGAGAGCACTTCTACAGCAAGTTCTCTCTCGACAAGCACGTCCCCGTCCCCAACACCCTGGTCAACAAGCGGGGAGGGTTCGTGGATGACACCATGCTGGCCGTCGGCCTCTGCATCCGGTCCTTCGACCGCAGACAGCAGGTACCGGACACTGTGGAGCACCAGGACATCTCCCCGAAGACCATCGCCAAGATGCTGGGCGTGGACCACCGCACCGTGAAGCGGGCCTACGACCGTCTCGTGGAGCGCGGTGACATCGAGCCAGTGACGCCCGAGGACGGGTCTCGCTCCTTCTCTGGGGCCAAGTTCACGGGATGGAACGGTGCCTTTGACCGGGACGAGAGTGGGAGGATCATCAACTACACCAAGATCCCGACCCTCGCACTTCAAGACCCGCGCCTTGACCCGCGCCTCCTCCGCACCTACGCCATCATCCTGTCGCACACCTTCTGGTGGCGCTCGAAGATCTCCACGAAGTCGTTGGGGGAGCCAAGCGACATCAACCGGCGGCAGGCCGTCAAGAGGATCGAGAGCCTGAAGGGTCTTGGGATGATCGACACCCACAGCCCCAGTGGCCAGACGACCACCTACTACCCCGTGCCCCTGGAGTACGTCTACACGCACAACTTCTACGGCCAGCCCTTACCGGGGTCTCCTCGGTGGGGAAACGTCGAGTTCTTCGTCCAAGACCTCGACGGGTCGTTCTCTGCCACCCAAGACCCCACCGAGGAGCCCGACGGCATTCTCCTGTGGACCCCGTGATGGGCTCTCCTGTGGGTGGCTGTGGGGGCCTAGATCTCTTAGTTATCGAAACAACTACCGTGCTCGTATGGGGGAGGGGGGTGGTCACAGAGTGCATACCCCCTGGTCACAGAGTGCATACCCCCTGGTCAGAGAGTGCATACCCCCTGGTCACAGAGTGCACAGGTGGTGGTCACAGAGTGCACACCTGTCCCCCATAAGAAGTATAAGAAGAAGAGCAAGAACAGGGGAAGACTAAGTAACCTTCGGTTACTTGCGGTCGCTCCGCTCCCGCGTCCGCCGGAGGCGGGGACGACCACCAAGGAGGAGCGCCCTCGATGGAGGACTTGGCTCTGGACCCAGACCTAGAAGACGAATAGAGGTACAGGAGGTAGACATGAGAGCAGGACATGAGGATCCCTTCCTTGGCCCCCTCCCACCGTCCGGTGGGGACAAGACCTGGAACTTGGTTCACTCCCTCTCCGTTGGCCCCGTCGCCGTTCCGGCGGCTTGGGAAGCACTCGGTTCCAGGCAGTGGTTCCAGGAGACCCTCTTCTCGCAGGATGGGAAGCACAGAGAAGCCCTGAAAGGGCCTCACCCTAGTCCCGGTACCCACAAGCCCCTTCAAGCCGTTCTGGGGGTTTACCAAGACGCTTCTGGACCTACTCCAGAATCTCGCGCCCCCTCACCAACCACCAATGACTCACAAGAGGAGCACGAAATGCGCGCCGAAGGCCAACCAACCACCACCCACACCATCCACATAAAGATGACCACAGACATCACCCACCCAGAGGATCTCGGCTTCCTGGAGGAGGCTCTCCTGGATCTCATGGATGATCTCCAGATCTCGGGCATGGTGACGGACTTCGTGATCTATCACGGAGACGACGAATAGAAGGGCAGGGCCTAAGAACCCGCCCACCACCTAGTACAATACATGCCACGAGGAAATAGCCCTATTTGTATGTAGCACGGCCCTAGAGAGCGACTAAGGAGAACTGACAAGATGAGACAAGGACCAGGACTGAACCTTGTTGTTGCAGCCAGCATTGGCGACGGAGGAACGCTTGGGGACAACTTCGAGCAGGAACTGACCGAGATGTTCCCCCAAGACCGAGAGACCGCCCTTAGAGAGTTGACCGTTGAACTTCTCCACCTCCAGGCCATTGTGGCTGGTAGCAGGATTGCCGAGGAGATCCAGGAGTTCTTGTCAGGATCTGGATGATGAATGGCTTCCTTACGACCGCCGCTTGCCAAGTGGCTGGCTCACTTTTCGCGGGACCGCATTATCTTCTTCTGGGGGCTCATTGGGGTTCTCAACGAGACCTTCTTTCAAGAGGTGGAGCGCCCCGCCCTCATCATCCTGTTCGCGGCCATGATGGGAGTCACGGGCTACATGAAGTCTTCGGGGGATCTGAGAAAGAAGACAGAAGAAGATACGGTCAACTGAAATGGGTCTATTTCAGATCCATTATTAGGCGGTGATGTATGCCCCTTATGCAGTTAGAAACTACATTCCTAAATCCCATCATTTACGACCTCCTCCGGGTCGTCGTCATCTCTCTTAGCGCCGTGATGGTCGGCTACCTCCTCGGGATCGTGGTGAACCACCGCCTCCTCGGGTCTCAGATCCGGGCGGGAACCAGGCCCAACATAAGGAAGTACGAGATCGTCCTGCCATGGTGGTCGATGATCTCCTTCGGGCTCTTCGTGATGTCTACCGGGTGGATGTTCTTCATTCGTCTCGGGGAGCAACACTTTCGACCCGTCCCCCTCATCATGGCCTTGGCGGGTGTGGTGGTGGGGGTGTCCTCGTTTCTCAGCGCCCCGGCAGAGGGCCGCGCGCCCCAAGAGGAAGATGAGGACGAGGATGAGGACGGAGAGGGGTCTGAGGAGTAGTCTCGCTGATCTTGTCCCACAGCCCTGGGGTTAGGACTGGTTCTGCCGAATAGGATGTTAGGAGACATCAGGAGGCAGACCAGTGGCCAAGAGGATCAACGAGCAGATGGAGCCCCCAGCGTCTGTGCTGAGGCGCTATCCATGGGACGAGTGGACAGACGGATCCACTTGGATTGCTACCCCCAACGAGGACTTCACTTGCAAGGTCTCTAGTTTCCGTGCGGCGCTATACGACTACGCCACTCGCGGAAACATGCGGGTTCACTCCACGGTTCTGGACAGTGGGGAAGTCAAGTTCCAGTTCTTCTCCGAGGCTGGGAATGAGAAGGTCGCAGAAGTCCCGGCCCCAAAGCAACAAGACCCCGACCCCACGAGATCGTATCGACTCCAGTTGGCTCGTAGGGAACTGGCCAAGAGAAGAGGAGAGTTGACATGATCCCGTACCCACACTGGACCGAGACCCACCGAGAGTCTGCTCCTCCCTTCCCCCAAGAGGATGAGCGCAAGACTCGCTACTTCATCGCGTTCCCTGTCTTGGAGGATGCCGATGACCTGACCTGCAACACCCTCTTCGGTGCAGCGCGGGACAGGCTCTCTGATCTGATGTGGCTCAATGACTTCGAGATCGTCTCGGGTCCGTGGACTCGCTACGCCCACCCCAACGAGCACGGGGAGTTGCTGTGGCCCCCGAGCGTCGAACTGATCCTGGTCGAGTGCGATGTCGCGGAGTACGACGCGGTAGTAGACCTTCCTGAGCATGAATGAGCGCAGTCGTTGATGGTGCTGACCCTCTTGTCCGGTTCCTGGACGAGACTCCCTCGGAGTTGTTCGATCATCCTGAGGGACGCCGCGCGCTGACCGAGATGGAACCCCTCCTCTTCGCGGCGGTTTATCTCCCCCACCATCTGAGAGACGACTCCACGTCGAATCAGATGACGTTCAGTGAGTTCCATCTGGATCTCGTAGAGCAGGCCAAGTCCTGGGTCAAGCCCCTTCGCACCCTGAAGGCGTACCGAGACGCCTACATCGCCCCGAGGGAGTGTGGGAAGTCAACGTGGCTCTTCCTCATCCTCCCCCTGTGGGCTGCTGCTCACGAGCACCTGTCGTTCGTGGCTGCCTTCGCTGACAGCGCCTCCCAGGCCGAGCAGCATCTCCAGACGTTCCGTCATGAACTTGACTCTAACCCTCTACTAAAGGGTGACTTCCCCGACCTGTGTGAGGCTGCCAAACAGAATCGCGTCTCTCGGGAGTTGGCTCAGAATCGCGGGCAGATCCACCAGTCCAATGGGTTCGTCTTCATGGCCAGGGGCATCGACTCTGCCAACCTCGGGATGAAGGTCGGGAGACGGCGTCCCCAGTTGATAATCCTCGATGACGTGGAGCCCGACGAGGCGAACTACTCCCTGTCGCAGAAGCGCAAGCGCCTGAGCACCGTCCAGGATGCAGTGCTGCCCCTCAACAACTTCGCCCGTGTCGTCATGGTCGGGACCGTCACCATGGCTGGTTCCATCATTCACGATCTCGTCAAGTCTCGAACGAGGGACGATGAGCCAGAGACGTGGATCTTGGAGGAGAACTTCTCTGCTCACTACTACCCCGCAATCGTCACGAACGACGATGGCACCGAGAGGAGCCTGTGGCCTGAGAAGTGGTCTATAGAACAACTCCAGGCTATGAGGCACACCCGCACCTTCTCGAAGAACTTCATGAACCACCCCGTTGACGAGGACAGTGACTACTGGAGCCCGTCAGACATTCGGATCCTCAACCCCGAGACGTTCGGCCCCGGTGTTCTCTCTATAGACCCGGCCGTCACTACAAAGGCCACCAGCGACTGGACCGGCCTCGCCGTGGTCTCACGAAGTATCAACAAGAACGCCGAAGAATGCTATGTAAGGCATGCAACTCACGTCAAGATGGCTCCAAGAGATCTCAGGAAACACGTCATTGAACTTCTGGACCGCTTCGAGGAGATCAGCGCCGTCCTGGTCGAGACCAACCAGGGAGGCGATCTCTGGAAGGAAGAGATCTTCCATGGTCTGCCTGTCAGAGTACTCACCATCAACCAGACCGAGCCCAAGCCTGTGCGGATCCAGCGAGCCCTCAACCACTACCAGAGGGAGCGGGTCTACCACACCCACCACCACCCCACCGCAGAGGACGAGATGCTCTCCTTCCCGAACTCGGTCCATGATGACATTGTTGACGCGGTGGCTACCGGCGTGAACTTCATCATGAGGGCATCGAAGAAGAAGTCGGGAGCCAAGACCAAGGTTCGTCAGTCCTCTTACCTAGGAGAATAACGATGAGTGACCTTCTGTCGGGGATTTCTCTGGTCCACGAGTACCAGCCGAGACACGAGAAGGCGTACAGTTACTACGAGGGGACCCAGCCTGAGGTCTTCGCTTCCAACAGAATGCGCCGCCTCCTGGAGAGCACTGGCTCTCGATTCCGAATCAACTTCGCCCGCACCCCTGTCAACGCGGTCCTCAACCGTCTGGAGATCGCTGCCATTCAGGGAAGAAACAAGACCGCCCAGAACGTCATCGACAAGATGTGGGAGGACAACGAACTCCATACCGAGGTCCCAGACTTCCACCGCTGGGGACTGGTCTACGGTGAGTGCTATGCCATCGTCTGGCCGGACGACGAGGACGACTCGACGGTGGTCATCAACTACAACTCTCCCCTGACTACGAAGATCGTCTATGACGAGGAGAACCCGCGCCGCAAGAGGTACGCGATCAAGACGTGGGGGACCCTGAACGAGAAGGGCGAGAAGAGGGTTCGGGTCAATCTCTACTACCCCGATCGCTTTGAGAAGTGGATCTCCACCACTGACGCACCCCGCACAGATCGTGACTTCGTTCCCTATCACGACTCATTCGTGGAGGACGAGGAGGGGGAGGTCGTCCCTCAGTGGCCGGTTCCCAACCCCTACGGCAAGATCCCTGTATTCCACTTCCGCACCCAGAAGACATACGGACGCCCCGAGCACCTGGACGCCTTCGGTCCCCAGGACATGGTGAACAAGATCGTCATCAACCAGATGGCATCAAGTGACTACCACGCCTTCCCTCAGCGGTACGTCTTGGCGGGCAGCGAGGACTCCGACGAGATAGAGCAGTTCGGAGAAGAGTTCGGTGTTGCCGAGGATCAGCGCAGTGAGAGCGCGGACCTCACCAGCGGCCCCGGCGAGTTGTGGTGGTTGCAGGGACGGAACCTGGAGGTTGGGCAGTTTGGTGTCGGGGATCCTGACGCCTTCTTGAAGCCCCTCGTCCAGTACGTCAAGGCGATGTCCTCGACCAGCGACACGCCCCTCCACTACTTCGAGGGGATGACTGGCGTGCCCTCTGGAGAGGCCCTGAGATCCGCAGAGGCTCCCCTCAACAAGAAGGTGGAACTACGCCAGACCACCTTCGGTTCCACCTGGAGAGAGGTCTTCTCCTTCATCCTGGAGATCAAGGGAGTCCCCAAGACCGAGGTCTCCGTCCGTTGGATGAGCCCTCAGTCGATGGACGACGCAGACACTTGGACAGTCGTTCGGTCCAAGATCGACGCCGGGATGCCGATGCAGACCGCATTCGAGGAAGCCGGGTACAACCCCGAGGAGGTGGCTCAGTTCGTCAAGGACGAGATCACCCAACTTCGCAGAGCCCACAAGGCTGGAGAGGCTGCCCGCGCCCTTGGATCAGCCGTCACCTTGGGCATCCTGAGCCCACAGGAGGCTGCGGAGTGGATGCCGGTCGGTACTGGAACCCAGAATGCCTGAGGCCGCTACCGAGCGGCTTATTGAGTCGTTGGGAGAATCCGAGCAGATCGCGGACGAGAATGATCGTGCGCGGTCTCTCGGTGCCCAGGCCGTTGCTGCTGGAACCGAATCCACCAACCGCCTGACAAATAGATGGGTGGTCGAATACGGGGATTTGGACCACGAAATAGGCCCAGATGAAATGGTCTCATTTGTAAATAGAACTGGTCCTATCTTGTCAGATCCCTTCTCTCAAATGCAGGGATCTGTAGAGGAGCGCCAGAGAGCCATTCTTCTGGCGGGGTCTGTCATCGGGGTGTCTCTAATCTCCCGAGCGATGACGAACCTCGACTTCTCTGTGGATCCTCGATCTGTCCTCTCCAACCCCACCGCTCTTGCGGGGCTCGCTGCTGCGAACAACACCCCCTCGAACGCTGCCCGACTCCTAGAGGCTCGTCTATTCCAAACCGCTGTGATGGGAGGATCCCACGCTTCCTTGGAATCGGCCGTGCAGGGAGTCACCGGCATGACTCGGAATCACCTAGAGGGAGGGGCTCGGTGGCTCCACAACAAGGGATTCAATGTGGCCTCCATGGAGATCGCTGAAGACGCCAACCTAGAGAAGATGTGGGTGCCAGAAAGGGACGCTTGCGTGGCTTGCCAAGCCTATGCAGGAGACCACCTCGACGCCGATTCCTCGTTCGAGCCAGGCAAGACCTATGGGAATCGCCCCATTCCCCTGTTCGGAGACTCCCTGGACTCCCCGCCCTTACACCCAAACTGTCGCTGTCGCTTGGTTCCCTACAACCCAGAGGGATACACAGGCATCACTCCTTCAGAGGCGCTGAAGAGGGAGGCCGAGCGTTCCATCCTGAAGGGCTGGTCTGTGGAATCAGAGCCAGAGAGCGCTCGCTTGCAGGCGGCTGCACATCTTCTTGCCACGACGCGGCTTCCGAAGAGCGTCAGGAGAGAGGCAGAGGCCAACATCCTAAGAGGATCCATCAAGAGCCAGGTCCCTTAGGTCTCACCCGATTCAAGAGTGAAGCCCCCTAATGCCGAACATACTGATGTACCCATACGCCAACCTCCGAGATGGAGACAGCGATGACTGACAACACCGATTTCTCTGTGATTGAGATCGCAGGGATTCCCCACTTCCTCACCAACGACGGCCGCGCCTTCCCCCAGATCGCTGGCGGATCAGGAGAGACCGAGGAGACAGAGGAGGGTGGAGAGACAGAAGAAGAGACCACCGAAGAGGGTGGAGAGGAAGAGACTGAGGTCTCTCGGCAGGTAGACCCCGAAGAGTTCGAGCGCACCAAGCAGGCTCTCGCCAAGGCCAACAAGGAGGCCAAGAAGCACCGGCTAGAGGCCAAGAAGTTGCGTGAGCAGAGTGAGAGTGACTCCGAGAGAGCCAAGCGTGAGGCTGCTGAAGAGGCCGAGCATCGGGCTGTCGAGCGATACAAGAAGCCACTCATCAAGGCAGAGGCTCGCGCCCTCCTGTTGGAGAGCGGTCTCTCCTCGAACCCTGAGCGGTTCTTGAAGATGATCGACATCGAAGAAGTAGACATTGACGACGACACCGGGGAGATCACGGGCGTCGCAGAGCAGATCAAAGAGATCAAGAAGGAGTTCCCTGAGGTCTTCAACGCCAAGAAGTCAGCGCCGAAGATCGACTCGGGAGACAAGAAGCCTCACGAGCGCAAGCCCAAGTCTTCTGCTGAGAAGATCGCGGCTTTCATAGCCGGTGACGATTCTTGATCTTGTCCTCATAACGACGATGACATAGATAGAAGACTTTCAGCGCCCCGTGATGGGGCCATAGCAATCAGCCCGACGAGATGGACGGGCGACAGGAACACCAAACACCATCACCCACCGCACCGAAAGGTTGAAAGACTATGGCCCGCAACATCATGGACCAGTGGATTCCTGAGGAGTACGACTCTCAGGTTGTCCAGCGCGTCAACGCCGTCTCGGCTGTTGAGCGCCTCGCCCGCCGTCACCCCATGGGTACGGACACCAAGGAGATCCCACGGAGTGCTGGGGTCGATGTCGAGTCGATTGGCAAGGGTACCGCCTACGGCGAGGACACCAGCCTCAACGACACCGTGACCCTGAAGGCCCGTAAGTTCGGTAAGGCCATTCGCCTTGCTGAGGAGGACATCGAGGACTCGCTTGCTGACGTGGTTGCGGCCAAGCAGCAGGACTGGGCCACCTCCTACGGCGTCTTCCTCGACAACGCCGCTCTCGGCGTCACCGCTGAGGAGAACGGTCTCTCTGTTCCGTTCACCTCGGTCTACCACGCCCTGTCGCAGACCAACAGCGACACCGACTACACCGCCTCCGACCACATCACCCCGACTGCTGGTCCCGTCACCTACTCGAGCCTCTCGACTACGCTGGGCCTCCTGGAGATGGACGCCTACTTTGACGAGAACGCTGTTGTCGCCATCGCGCACCCTGCGCTCCGCGCCGCCCTCCGTGGCGTCAAGGACGACCAGAACCGCCCGATCTTCGTTGAGGGCCTCGCCGGTACGCAGGACACCCTCTTCGGTCACGAACTCGTTTGGTCGCGTGGCTGCCGCGCCCACGCCACCGCGTCGTCCAGCCCGTCCGGTAACGCCCTCCTGGTCTTCGCCAACCGCGACTTCATGAACCTCGGTGTTCGTAGTGGTCCTGAGTCGATCTTCATCGACGGCCGCAGCGGCACCAGCGCCCTCACCGACGAGGCCATCCTGAAGATGCGCTCTCGCCGTGGGTTCGCCGTCGGTCACGAGAAGGCGTTCTCGGTCCTGGAGGTCACACCATCAGTCTAATCGGATTTGTGGGGGTGAGTGAGTAAATGATCTCGCTCGCCCCCACCGTCCGGCCCCAGACCAATCTCTAGGAGGAATAGAGGATGGCATCTGCTAAGTGGTACGGGAACGCTTTCCTGAAGGCGTTCAACAAGCAGGTGTCTTGGACGGCTGATGATGTCAAGGTCATGCTCACGACCGTTGACTACGTCCCCAACCAAGACAACCACGAGTATCGGTCTGACGTGACGAACGAGGTTGTGGGTACTGGTTACACCGCTGGTGGCCAGTCCCTGACCACCAAGACCGAGAACTACCAGGCGGCCACGAACCGGGTCTCCTGGTCCGCAGCCAACGTCTCGTGGCCCGACTCGACCATTACGGCACGGGTCGCGGTCATCTACGTGGACACCGGCGTCGCTGGAACCTCTCCCCTGCTCGGCTACGTCCTCTTCCTGGATGACGAGGTCAGCCAGAACGGAACGTTCGAGTTGCAGTGGCACGTTGACGGCATCTTTGAGATCAACGTAGACTGATCATACGATGATCTCGACCAGCATTAGCGTATCCCCGGCTTGCTCACAGGCATCTGCCGGGGACGTTAGTGTGTTTACGTCTTCTCTCCCCGAACGCCACAACGAGGAGCCCGCTAGGGAAGTTCTCCTCTCCGCTGCCGTCATTCCCTCGGTCTCGGGCTCCTCGTTGTCGGCGGTTCCTGAGCCGAATAAAACAGTGTTGGCCCTAGCACCCCAAGGCGTCGAGGTACCCCCTCGGCGTCTTGTGCTGTCTGGAGGTAAGTAGAGATGAGCAACCTCGCAGAGACCCTTCAAGACTCTTTCAGTGATGGACTTGATCTCGACAACACGTGGACACGCAACGACGCCTCCATTGTTTGGGAAGATGGCAAGGTCAAGATTCCATTC